TCGCCAACACCAAGATGCGAGATGAGAGGGCGACGGCCAGAGCCGTCACCGAGGCGGGCGAGGAACTCAAGTCCGCGATCACGGTGGTCAAGGCGAAGAAGGCGGACCTCAAGGACACTCAGGGACGGTTGCGGGATCAGCACAGGCTCATCTCGGAAGAGATCGCCTTGGGCAGCGCATGGGGGACGGCTCCTCCACCGGGCGTCCGGGTCAGTCTGCCGAGGGATGCCGACTCCTACACGCAGGAGGGCAAGCACGGCGTCGAGGTCCTGATCGACAACGTGGACTCCGTGATGGATGAAGTGCTCAATGACGAGTCTCCTCCCGCACAGGAACCCGAACCCGCATTGGAGCTTGTCGAGAGCAAGCCCGAGGCCGTCGAGGAACCCGCCCCGGAGGAAGACACTCGCAGCACTGAAGCACAGTCCGTGTTGGATTCATTGCTGGCCGAGATCCCAGAAGAGGTCACGCCGGAGGAGTACCAGGCGAAGAGCGGGGGCGGCATCTCAAGCGATGCTCTTTCGGGCGACGACTTGGACGCTCTCATCAACGGCGACTGGTCTTGAACTATTTGAAGTACGTCGGGGGTACAGTGCCCGTAGATGTCTGTGAGCGGAGACCCGTCCGGTAAGGCGACCCGTCAGAAGCTCGTAATCAACAGGGTGTAAACACCCACTAAGGAGTTTGCCATGAGCAACGTAAGTGAGTTCGGTTTTGGGAAGGGTGACAACAAGTTCACCAACAAGAGTTCCCGTTTCAAGGGTGAGAAGGACAAGCGTTATCGCCTCTCCTTCGCGTGGTGGGATGGCATCGAAGAGGGTACGCCCAACTTCGACGCTGAGACTCCCAAGTTCATCGGTGGGAAGCGTATCTACATTCCCGGCGTGGGCTACGTCTTCGACAAGGGTCCCGAGTTCGCTCGGTTCTCGAAGGACGGCGCACGCACCGCAATCGCGACTGCGGTCATCGTCTGGCCTACCATGTCCAATGGTAAGCTCGACGCAGACCTCTTCAAGCGCGACGGCGGTCAGGTCATGTCTTGGGTCTTCGGTGTGGACAAGTACCGCCAGATCGAGCCGAACCATGTCCAGCACCCGTTCGGAGGCAACGACCTCATCATCACCTGTACTGATTCCCAGTACCAGAAGATGAGCTTCGTCAGCGCACCCGACAACCTGTTCCGAGAGCTGGTCAGCGGCAAGTTCGCCGAGAAGATGGGTTCACGCGGTCAGGACCTCATGTCTGAGGTTCAGGGACTCGTGGGCGGCATGATGGGCGAGATCGCTCGCGATCTGACTCTCGACCAGATTCGGGAGAAGCTGGGCGGCGTTTCTTCGAGTCCCGTTGAGGACTCCGGCAACGTCGGTGACGTGGACGACATGCTTGCAGGTCTTCTCGACTAATCCACAGGCTTGGGGGTGGGGTGCTCGCGACATGACGCCCCGCCCTCAGGCTCGTGGTCTTTCGAGGAGGTTCTCGTGCTTGTACTCGGTCTCGACCCCAGTTTGACTCAGTTCGGCTGGGCGTTGCATGACGACACTCAGGAAGGCGTTGACAGATGTCCCGCGAGGGGCCGCTTCAAGACACCGTCCAAGATGCTCTTCATCGACCGATACTGCCACATGCGCGAGAGCCTGCGGGAGTTGGTCCAGACTCACCAACCCGACTGCATCGGCATCGAGTACCCCGTGTTCAACGACCTCTGGTCGGAAGGCATGTACGGACTCTTCCTCTACTCCTGTGAAGCTCTCAGGGACGAGGGTGTCGATGTCGTCTTTTTCTCCCCGATGCAGGTGAAGGTCCACGCCCGGCTGTCGCTTGGGCGACCGAAGGGCTGGAAGATGCTGAAGGGGGACATGGTGGACGCAGCCAAGGAGGATTGCGGCGGCAAGGGTCGCTGGAATCACAACGAGGCTGACGCCTACCTGGTCGCTCGAACCGCAGCGAGGTTCTGGCGGCTCTTCAAGGGACTCCTCACGGCGGACGACCTTACCGAACCCGAACGAAAACAGTTTCTCAAAATCCACACCTATACTCGCGGCAAGAAGGCGGGGCTGACAGAGCGCAAGGGCATCATGTTCCGCGAGTCAGAACGCTTCTTCCGCTGGTCCGAAATCTCAAGGAGACCCCATGGCGACGACAAAGAAGACCACCACCAAGAAGACTAAATCCAAGGCGAAGAGCGGAGGCGCTCTCCAGAATGCCATGGCGGGGTTGAGCAAGGCCCTCGGCAAGGACGCTCTGGATGACGTGGTCGCCCATCTCGACACCAAGACTCTTCAGGAGCCTTCACCGCACATCCCAACGGGATCGCTGGTGATCGACTACCTGATCGGGGGGATCCCCAACCGATACGGCGTCCGCCCTTGCCCCGGGATCCCACGCGGGAAGATCATGAACCTCTACGGCGAGGCGGGAGCGGGCAAGACGACCCTGGCCCTGACCATCGCCGCCAGCACCTGTGACATGGGTGGGACGGTTGCGTACATCGACTGGGAGAACGAGGTAGAGCCGCGCTACGCCGAGGCGCTCGGAGTTCCCGTGACGGACGCCTCCAAGTTCCTGCTGCTTCAACCCAGCACCCTCGAAGAAGGCTTCAAGATCATGTGGGCCATGGCTCAGTCTGGCGTGGACCTGATCGTGGTCGACTCGGTCGGCGCAGGTGTTCCCGAGGACTGGTTCAAGTCCGATGCCAAGGGGGAGCAGGGCCGCGTCGGAATGGTAGCGGCCAAGTGGTCCAAGTTCCTGCCCGAAGTCAAGGTGGTCGCCAAGCGATCCAACACCGCGATCCTCGGGATCTCCCAACTGCGATCAAAGATCTCCACGGGCGGCTACGGCGGTCCTACGACTCAGGCGCAGGGCGGCAAGGCATGGCAGTTCTACTCCTGCACCCGCATGATGCTTCGCGTGATCGGGAAGGAGAAGGAGAAGGTCTTCAACCACCTGACCGGCAAGTCCGACGAGCAGGTCTCCGGCACCAAGGTCAAGGCCAAGCTGGACAAGTGCAAGGTCTCCGGCGCGTTCGGACATGAGCAGATGTTCTACCTCAAGTCCGGCTATGGGATCGACGACGAGCGGACGATCATCGAGATCGCGCTCGCCTACAACATCATCAAGAAGGGCGGGGCCTGGTATTCGTGGACGGCTCCCGATGGGAACCTCGTCAAGGGTCAGGGGATGGCGGGTTTCCGCAACCTTCTGGAGGCCCGCGACAACGCCTATGGCGAGATCTTCGCGCAGATCGAACCCCACCTGTCGAGCACTCAGACGGCGAATGCTGCCGAGCCTGAGGACGATGATGTGAACATCCTCGAAGGCCTCGATATTGGGTAGGGACATTTCGGTGGCTCTCACCGTATCAGACGCAAGGAGGTGCCGATGAAGGTCACTGTTGAAAACTTCCAGAGCATCAAGCGTGCTGAGGTCGATGTAGCTGGCTTCACTGTCATCACAGGTACGAACAACAGCGGGAAGACCGCCCTGATGCGAGCCGTTCGGGGCGCGTTCCAGAACACGCCCGGAACCGCCTTCGTTCGACACGGCGAGGACAACTGCCGAGTCGAGATCGACCTTGGCGACACGACCTTCTCGTGGGAGAAGGGCAAGAAGAAGCCGACCTACGAGATCGATGGGAAGGTGCTGCACCCCGGCAAGGAGGTGCCGCAGGAGGTCGCCGCGTCAGGCGTCCGACCCATCAAGGCGGGTGGCCGTGAGATCTGGCCGCAGATGGCTCCGCAGTTCACAGGTCAGGTGTTCCTCGTGGATCAACCCGGCTCCGTGCTTGCAGAGGCTGTCGCGGACGTTGAGAGGGTGGGCAAGCTGAACCGGGCGCTCAAGGCTGCCGAATCGGACAAGCGTTCGGCGAGCAGCGAGGTGAAGGTCCGTCGCAAGGATCTCGGCAACTACCAAGACGAGCTTCAGGGCTTCGACGGACTGGACGAGGTCCAAGCCAAGGTCGAGGCGTTGGAGGCTGCGGCGAGCAAGGCGTCCAAGATCGAGCAGGCCGTCACGGGGCTGGCCAAGCTCTCCAACCGTCTGGCAGAGGCCAGAACCGTCGTGGGCGAACTGGCCGGTGCAGACGCGCTGGAGGTGCCCGACCGCGATGTCATCCAAGAGGTCGTTGCCGTAGGCCGCGACTGCAAGGACTTGGAAGACCTCAAGCTCAACCTCGATGAAGTCCGTGCGGAGGCTCAGGCTCTCGCGCCGCTTGACGAGGCGTTGGAGGTCGCCGGGGTTCTGGACGCCGTGGAGGAGATCGATCTGGCTCCGCTGTCCGAACTCGAAGAACTCAAGGCGGCGCTCGTCGAGGCCCGGTCCAAGTTGACGGGCATTGAAACCGCGCTGGGCGGCGCTCTCAAGGACCTCGAAGACGAAGAAGCAGTGGTCGGGGAGATCCTCGGTGGTCTTTCGGAGTGCCCGACGTGCGGTGCTGCCGTAGGAGAAGGGCACACGCACGAAGGAGCATCAGCATGAAACTGCTTTGGAGAACAGACGTCCACTTGAGCGACCACACGCCGAGGTCGAGAACCGATAACTGGCGACAGAGCGTGCTGGCCAAGTTGGTGCAGGTCGGGGAGATCGCCGACCGCATCGGGGCGCGGGCTGTCATCGACGGAGGAGACTTCTTCGACATCAAGAGTCCCGGTAGGAACTCCCATGATCTTGTCCGCGAGGTCGCCGACATCCACAAAGCCTACCCGTGTCCGGTCTACGCCAACGTAGGCAACCACGACTGCGTCTACGGAGACATCGACTATCTCCACCAGCAGCCGCTCGGAGTGCTGTTCAGCACGGGGGTGTTCAACCGGCTCTATGACCAGCATGAGGTCGTGTTCAAGGCCGACTTCAACGGCAAGAGTGACGTGCGCGTGGTGGGGGTTCCGTATCATGGAACCAAGTACGACATGGATCGATTCAAGATCAAGAAGGGCGACGAGGCATACCTCGTGGCGGCGTGCCATGTGCTCGCCAGCCCCAAGGGCGGAAGCATGTTCGAGAACGAGGACATCGTCAAGTACGACGACCTCGTCAAGATGGCTCCAGACGTCGATGTCTGGTTGTTCGGCCACTGGCACAAGGATCAGGGCGTCACCGAGATCGCTCCAGGCAGGTGGGTGGTCAACGTGGGAAGCCTCTCGCGGGGGGCCTTGATTCAAGACGACCTCGACCGCAAGCCTTGCGCCATCGAACTCGACTTCTCCCACGAGGGTCTCAACATCGTGCGTCATGATCTGGAACTTCCCGAGATCGACCAGATCTTCGACCTCGACTCTCGCCAGAAGGCTGAGATGCGCGAGACCGTCATGGAGAACTTCGTGACCAGCCTGAGCAAGGCCCTCCAAGGTTCGGAGAACGCCGAGAGCCTGGACGAGGTGGTTCGTGCGTCGGACGTGCCCGACCGTGTTCGAGAAAGGGCGCTCTCCTACTTGGAGAATGCTTGATGCGGGTACTATCCCCCGTCAGACGGGAGGATGAAATGGGTAAGCCCCTATACTGGTCCACATTGCAACTGTACGAAGCCTGTCCGCAGCAATGTCTGTGGAAGCGCGGCTACCCCGGCATCGACTGCGGCGGCGGGGTCGGCAAGAGAAAGCCCGTCCCCGAGAAGAAGAGCGAGCACCATCTGGTGATGGGCATCGTCATCGGGGACGCTCTCGAACACCTCTACAACGACGAGCTATGGCGTGAACCCAAGAACCTGCGCTCGCGCCTTATCGACATCGTGAAGATCAAGTTCGAGACCGAGCTTGCCAAGCCCTACCGCTACATCGACTGGAACCAGACCTCCCACGAGGAGATGTTCGATGTC